CAGGACACCCAGCTACCCGTATAAGGGCCGTAGACGACTTTATTTTCAACGTCCTAGACGGAGAAGCAACCGTTCGCGTTGTGGGCGTGTGGGGCTGGTCGGCGGTTCCAATCGCAGTAAAACAAGCTACCGTTATTCAGGCCGCAAGAATTTTCAAGCGTAACGATTCGCCTTTGGGTATCGCCGGCTTTGGCGAAATGGGAGCCGTCCGCGTGGGCGTTCAACTTGACCCGGACGTGAAGCACCTAATCGACGTTTACAGAAAAGTTAGATTCGCGTAATGGCTTCGATTACCGACCTGCGCGCCGGACTCGCTGCCGCTATTGGAACTATCTCCGGGCTTAGAACTACCACCGAAACACCGGACACAATCTCCCCGCCTATCTCGATTATCAACGTCGCAAGCGTCAATTATGACAAGGCTGGTTCCCGGGGACTGGACGAATACAACTTCGTTATCACTTGCGTAGTCGGTCGAGTTGGGGAAAGAACCGCGCAAAGACTTCTCGATTCTTACGTAACGCCAGCCGGAAGTTCTTCGGTAAAGCTTGCGATAGAATTAGACAGGACGCTCGGTGGGAGATGTGATTCTCTCCGAGTAACCGATATGCGGAACTACGGCTCCATTGTCATTGGCGAAGTTACCTATCTAGCCGCTGAATTCAACGTCGTAGTTTACGCACAATAAAACCGCTAGGAAAATAGGAGAAACAAAACAAATGCCAAAATATGTAGTAATCAACCCAAAGGTCACAATCAACGGTGGGACAGTTTCAAGTTCCGTCGCGGCCGCAACTCTAGAACTAACTTCAACTGATATCGACGTGACCAGCTTTGGAAGCAACGGCTGGACAGAGGTTATCGGTGGACTGAAGCAGGGAACCGTATCCCTAGACTTCCACAGCGGATACGCCGCTGGCGAAATCAACACCGTTCTAAACCCGCTACTTGGAACAATCGCAACCGTCACAATCAACCCGAACGGAACCGTAACGTCTTCGTCTAACCCTGCGTGGACTGCGCTTGTTCACGTGAACAGCGTTTCCCCAGTTGCCGGAGCAGTTGGCGACCTTGCGACATTCTCAGTTTCTTACCCAACTTCGGGTTCCGTAACCTTCGCAACCGCATAAGGATAAAGAATGAAACTAACCCTACGCATTGAGTTCGCAGACGGAACACACAAGGACGTTCTTGTATCGGCTCCCGATATGGTGGCGTTCGAAGACAAGTACGACGTTTCAATAGCAAAACTAGACGACCCAAAAATGGGCTGGTTGCTTTTCTTGGCTTGGCATTCTGAAAAGCGCAAGAAGCAAACAGACAAAGAATTCGAAGCTTGGTTAGAACTAGTAGACGCTATTGGAGCAACAGAAGACCCAAAAGTAACAGAATAGTCGGACTAGGCGATAGCTCCGCTCATTGGTTCATAGCTTCCCTAGCGGTCGAGTCCGGAATTCCTCCAAGTGTTTTATTGGAGCAGTCCGACCGAATGCTTTGGACAATGAACAGGTGGCTTGTCGCTAAGAACCTTCCACCGCGATAAGGAAGTCCCCTGCTTCGGCAGGGGCTTCTTTATTTGGATTCGGTAGAATAGAAGAAAAGAAGGCTGGTTGAAATGCTACGAGTAGATGTTGAAGGCATAGGCGCAACCGTCAACGAACTAAAAAAGTTCGAACCACAGCTCTTCGCACAAATGAGAAAAGAAATCATAACCGAACCCGGCGTTGCTTCGGTTCTTTCTTCCATAGAGTCTAAGGTTCCTAAAGTTTCTCCGTTATTTGGAATGCTCCACAACGGAAGAACTCGCTACGTAATTCCTAAGATTAGGACTTACATAAGACCAAGCGCAAAACTTGGCAGGGGTGGCACGGAGCGTTCTCTAATCGGCTTCGAAGCAATTTCTCCCGACAACGCGGCAGGTTTTGAGATTCTCGACTTAGTAGGTTCCGGCCCAGACGCTAACTCTAACAATGCTAAAGGAATGCTAAAGAAACTTCAGGGCAAGGCTTCCCGGTATGTCTGGAAGGGATACGAAGCTAAAAAAGAAGGCGTATCCGCGGCAGTTCTAGCAATCATCAAGAGATACACAACTAAAACAAACGTGAAGCTAAAGGTAATGTAATGGCAGTCAGAATACCGATTATCACCGTCTTCGACTCTAAGGGTTTGAAGCAAGCGCAGTATCAGCTAAACAAAGTCCGTGGCAACTTCCAAGCTCTAGGACGAAACGCTGCTATTGCCGGAGTCGGTATTGGAGCGGTCGCCGCAGCTCTAGGTAAGAGCGTCCAGAACGCAGCCGAAGCTCAAAGAATAATGTCGCAGACCGAAGCGGTTCTAAGGTCTACCGGAACTACCGCTAATGGAACTGCCGCAGATATCGCAAACCTATCTGAAACTCTAAGTCGTCAAACCGCAGTAGACGACGAACTAATTCAGTCCGGCGCAAACCTTCTTCTCACCTTCAAGAACATTCAGAATCAGTCCGGGCTAAACAACGACATCTTCAACCAGACAGTTCAAGCAACCCTAGACGTTTCCCGGGCTATGGGAACCGACGCAACCACCGAAGCTATCCGTCTAGGTAAGGCGTTGAACGACCCGGTAAAAGGACTCTCTGCCCTAAGCCGAGTTGGTATCCAATTCACCGCGCAACAGAGAGAGCAGATAAAAGCTCTCACCGAATCAGGCGACCTTCTTGGCGCGCAGAAGATTATTCTTGCGGAACTACAATCTCAGTTCGGCGGTTCGGCGCAAGCTTACGCACAAACCTTCGCAGGACAAATAGAGCTTCTTGGAATTGAACTAGAAAACTTCAGCGAAGAAATCGGCGTTATCGTAATGCCAGCTCTTAGAAGTCTTATGGACGGACTCCGCGAAATGGCTCCGGAGATTGGTTCAAAACTCCGCGACGCAGTAAACTCCGTAGATTGGAAAGCACTAGCTAAAGCACTTCTCGATACAGCTACTTTCTTTCTTCAGAACGCAGAAGTAATTATCAAGGTTTCCGGTGCGCTCTTCGCTTTGAATACGGCTTACAACCTAATCAAAGTAACGCAGGGAATCTACAACGCTATCGCAGTTGTTACTAATACCGTTCTAGGTGGAACCGACTTAGCAGCTAAGAAGGCGACTATTTCACTTGGTTTCCTGCGCTCCGCTTTGTTATTGAGTGGAATTGGCGCGGCGGTTGTAGCTCTTGGTTTCATAATCGACGGAATCTCAAAGACCAACGAAGGCGCAAGAGCTACCACTCCAACCGTCACTAGCTTTGGAAGCGCAGTTCTGAAATCTGGACAAGACGCAGAATGGGCCGCCACGAAATACGGCGCAGCGAAGAGCGCAATCGAAGGACTAAACAGCGCGTCGGCTGCGTATAAGCCACCCGTTCTATCAGTTGGCCCGGACGCCGCAGAACGCCGAATGAATCTCGACAAGTCATTCGCTCAAAGCAGTATGACAAACTTTATGGCTGGTCTTTCCGGAAGCACAAGTAAAAGCGGAACGGCAGAAAAAACTTACTCACAAACTCTAAACGCAGCGGTAAAAAATCAAAAACTATTTACCAAACTAACTACTAAGAGGGGTATCTCCGAGGGATTGGCGGCAGACCTTCTAGGCGGAACTAAGGGATTGGCTATTGCTAAGAAAATAGCAAAGGGCAACACGGACTTAGCTACAAGAACTCAAAACAAGTTCAACAAGACCGCCGCAGGTATCGCAGAAATCAAAGCTCAGACCGAAGCAACTAACGCGCAAATCCTAGCTGACCAACAAGAAGCGGATAGAAAACGTGATGAACTTATTGCTTCAGAAAAAGCAGCTACGGACGAACGCGAAAGAATTTACAAGTCCTTTAGCGATTCAGTCACTAGCATATTCTCTAGTATCAAAGACTCAATCGTTGGAGCGTTTAGCCTTCCCGAGCTAGGTGGTTCGACAGATTCAATTATTCGGAATATGGACAAGCTTCTCACCCGGGTAAAGTCGTTCTCGGCTAACATCACAAAGCTATCCGATATGGGACTAAACGCAAATCTTCTACAACAGGTTATTCAAGCTGGGCCAGTTGCGGGCGCACGTTTAGCAGCGAGCCTAGTCGCTGGCGGAGCGGACGCGCTTGGAAGAATCAACGCGGGCTATGGCGAAAT